CGTTCGCTTACTAAAGGCTACAACCCTGATCAAGAGCGAGACAGCCACGGTCGTTTTGGATCCGGAGACAGCGCACCAAGCACCGGAGTGTCTGAAGCCGTCCAAAAAGAGGCAATGCGATACACCGACATCAACGACATGAGCCCGGCTCTAGCGCAAGCGGCATTGGACTCAAAGACCCCAGCGCCCGAGCTCTACCGAGGAATGATGGTGGACGGCGAAGTGTTCCAAGACCTCGCCAAGCAAACGAGCGTAGGCAGTGAGGTGACACTTCCAGCCTCGTCGTTCTCAGCAAGCCTCGAAGTCGGACAAGAGTTCGCATCGGAGAACAGCCCGACCTACCTAGGCGACGATCACTCGGTTCTATTCACACTCGAAGCAGGCGCACCCGGGCTGAACATTGAGCCATACGCCGACGAGATGTGGCAATACCAAAAGGAATGGTTGACCGGAGGTAAGTTCGAAGTGACCTCCCAAGAGATATCTGGCGCCAGCATGAAAATCGGTCTAAGGTCAATACAATGAACGACTTGACAGAATTGCTCAAAAAGCACATGCCACCGTTCGGTGAGTACCGGAAACAAACGAAGCAAAAAAGCGCCAACGCAGACCAGCCCCGGGATGCCGACGGTCGCTTCGCATCAGGAGATGGTGAAGCCAAAAGTGGCAACCTGAACTTCTCCACATACGCCGACGTTAAAAGCTGGGCAGACCAAAAAGGAATCTCCGTAGACACGGCCAAGCTCGAGGCCAATGGAGTCAGCCCAGAGCACATGCAAGATGTCGCAAAAGCCGTTGAGCAGCTTGACAGCAAAATGAATAACGGCGTATCAGAGGCACTGACCTCGATAGACGTAAAGCCCGAAGGCCCAAACGAAAAGGGTTTGTACACGCAAGCCTCGGTCGGCAATAACGGCGACCAGACAACGCTCTACCTGAACCCAACCGCAATCAACCAGCCGGGCTTCCAAAACGAAAATTGGCAATCGGTCTACACGCACGAATGCTCGCACGTGGTGCAGTACCAAGCAGGACTGACCGACCCGACCAACCTCGTAAAAGTTGGCAACGGCTTGGCTCACCCATTGGACGCAGCGATGAAAGATGCCGGATACCTGACCCCAACCGGCAGGATAAGCACCAGCGTCGTGACCAAAGATTTAGGATCCTACGCAGCAACCAACGGACTAGAGCTACACGCCGAAGCCCAGCGAATTATGAGCACGCCCGAGGCATTTGCAGCACTGTCACCCGAAGCACAAGGACGGCTTCAAACGTTTGCGAGCTCGCTGAACCAGTACACCGGCAAAACCGTCATCAAGCAGGAATCGGCCGACGCAAAGCCATCGCCAAACATCCCTCGGCTGAAGCCAAACAAAAACGGCGAAGTGATAATCGTTGACGCCGAAATCCCAACCACCAAGGCGATCGAAGCCGACATCAAAAAGCGTCGCACGCAGGACGTGCCCGGGTGGCATGAGCGAGATGCGGTGATTAAAAAGTTCCGAGTATTCATCCAAGCCGGACTGAACAACCTCGTGACCGGAATCAAGCCCACCATCGAGCAGGCCATGAAAGCCACAGCCACCGACCCGGCAACCATCAAATCGGCTGCCTACCTAGCGGTGGCGCAAAACATCAAGATGGACACCAGCAAGCTAGACGCAGCTCTCAAATCGCTCCATGAAGCAGCGATCGCCGCTGGACTGGACGTGGCCGCCAAACAGGTGAGCATTGAGCCCATCCAAGGTGGACGAGCCGTGACCGACCTGCTGAACCAGCGAGGAATCACGCTTCGCCAACTGACCCAGACCACGCTCGACCGGATCAACACGGCAGTGGCAAATGGCGTCGCCAACGGACACGACTACAAGACGCTCAGTCAAAGCATCTACCAAGCCATCAACGGCCAGAGCCCGGAGACAATCCCGACACCAGCAATGGCGCCCGGATCCTACGGCACCGACGTGGCAGTCCAAACCCGGGCCGACATCATCGCCATGACCGAGACCGGTCGTGCGTACAACGCCGCAACCATTGACACCTACAGCGCCGCCGGTGCCTCGGGCTGGAACTGGATTACCGACGGCAACCCATGTGAGCGGTGCTTGGCCAAAGAGGCGGAGAACCCACACCCGATCGACGACGACGTTCCACCAGAGCACCCGAACTGCCAATGTGGCATGGAGGCTGTCTGGGATAACGCTCAAGCAATCGATGCGGTATCACAAGACGTAACACAAAGCGCCGAATAAGCGCCTAACCATCATCTAACATTTATCTAGGAGATAAACGACCAATGGCACAAGACATCACCTACGTCGGACTCGGCGACCTTACATACAAGAGCACCGAGGACGGCACCCTCTTGGTCTACGGAGTTGCGACGGATCCCACGCTCGACGTTGACCGTCAAATCTGCGACCCCAGTTGGCTAAAGCAAGCCATGCCCCAGTGGTTCACTTCCGGCGCAAACGTCCGGGAGCAACACTCTTCAATCGCAGCCGGAGTGGGCGTAGAGCTCGCAGCCGAGGGCGACAAGTGGATGCTGAAATCCGAGGTCGTCGACCCGGTTACCCAGACCAAGGTTCGCAAGAAAGTACTCAAGGGATACTCAATCGGAATCAAGGGAGCGCAGGTCATCAAGGACGACGCTGCCCCCAACGGCCGAATTGTCGGAGGCACGATTGTCGAAGTGTCACTGGTTGATCGCCCGGCCAATCCAAGCGCACGCATCGAGATTGCAAAATCCGTCAATGGTGAACTAACCATGATCGAGCTCGAGCCAACCGCCGACGTTGCCAAAGGTGGCCCCGGCTCAGGCCCACACCCCCGTGAAGCAGGCGACCTCGTAACGCACAGTGACTACAAGGCCTATCATGACGACATGGCAGAAACCCACCACGACGCCGCAGACAAGGCCGAAGCAGCTGGTAACCGAGTCGAAGCAGCCAACCAACGCATGACTGCTGAACTACATGAAAACGCTGCCACGGCTCACCGCTTGCAAGCCGCAAAAGCCGGAGGAGACTGGAACAGCCCGGTCGAAGCCGGCAAAATCAGTGAGCTCGCCATGGCCGCTACAAAGATAAACCCAGTGCAAGAGGGAAAAAGCACCGACGCTGAAATCGCCAAGGGCGACGTTGCTAAGACCAGCGACCTCAATGCTGAAGCGATCGAAACCGTCGACGGCGCCGGAGACAAGGCACCAAGCGAGGAGAAGCGTTCCTGCCACCAGTGCTTCGGCCAAGGTGAAGTAGTCGACCCCGACACGAACGACCGAGTCACCTGCCCAATCTGCAACGGATTAGGCGAGGAGCCCGAGGACTCAAGCCTCCACCACATCAACCAGAGCCCATCACACCCGGGCGCTGACGGCGACGACGAAAAGACCATCAACCAAAGTCCAAGCCACCCGGGCGCCGAAAAGGACGCTGAAGCCGACGTGGAAAAGGGCGACGACGCCGACCTCGAGAAGCGAGCATTCTCCAAGACCGAACGTGAGCACGCCGCCATCTCCGGTCAGGCGCTTCCAAGCGGTGCATTCCCGATCAAGAACATCCAAGACCTCAAGAATGCCATTCAGAGCTTCGGCCGGGCCAAGGACAAGGACGCAGCCAAGGCGCACATCATCGCTCGAGCCAAGGCACTCGGACAGACGAACCTAATCCCAGACAACTGGAAAGGCACCGAAGCCGAGACCTCTAAGGCCGACCACAACCCGGCTGACCTCGAGAGCGTCCGCACCGCACTAATCTCACTCATCAAGAGCGAGCTCGACGAAATCGCCCGAGGCGAGGAAAACGAGATCGCCGACGTTAGCGAACTGCTGACCAGCCTGAGCATTTTCCTTGGCTGGTGGGGAGGCGAAGCCGACGAGGGTGAAACCCCGGCTCCATTCGCAACGACAGACACCGACGACCAACCATCAGGAGATGACATGGCATACATCGCAATGGGCGTAAGCCCCGACTTAATCAAGTCAGCGACCAGCGAGGAGGCAACGGATGAGATCCGTGCTGAATTGCGCAACGAGATCGTAAAGGCATTAGGCCTTGACGACAGCACTACCAAGGCTGCACTAGCAGAGGCAAAAGAGGAGCTAACGCTTCTAAAGGCCGAGCTCGCCGCAGTCAAGGAGATGGCTGCACCCGGAGGCCCAGCCCTCCGTCAAACCCAAGTTCAGTCCAACAAGTCTGGACAGGTAGACCAACTACGCAGTGAAGCGGATCGCCTCCGCAAGACTGCGAGCCAAGTCATCGACACAAGTTTGCGAAACGCCTACATCGAAAAGGCTCTAAAGCTAGAGCACGATGCCGACGCCATCGCACGCAACTAGAAGTACCCCAACCATCTATCCACTAGGAGAATTAAAATGGCTTTAGCAGCCCCTACCATCGACATGATGTTCGACGGTTTGCCACAGGAAAAGCGCCTTGACCGCTTCGAAGCGTACAAGTCAGCCCTGTCAGCATGCCAGTCACAAGCACGTGTTGAAACTGCTCGTGGCGAACGCACCTTTGAAAAGGGTGTCGGAATCGTCAAGAGCGCATCAGCTCGTCTGCGTGACGACCTGACCAAGTCCGTATCCGCCGACCAGTTGGCCGCAGTTGAGTCCGCACTCGCTGGCACCGACATCGTCAAGGAATGGACACTCACCAACCCACTGAACTCAGTTCCATACGGCAACATCGGTCTCGTACCTTACGACCTGCAGCCTGCATTGGAAATGCTCGTTCCAAAAACTTTCATTTTGCGGAACTCGATCGCTCGTGTAGGAGCAGTCGGTCAGGCCTTGGAATTCCGTCGCATTCTCGGTGTGAGCAACTCACGCACCGGTGGAGTCTCCAACCTGAACACGTTCTTCAACTCGAACACCAACACCGCTAACTTCAACGGCGTAACACTGAACCGTCCAAACCTCATCTCGTACTCGGCTGACCGAATCGTCAAGCCATACGTCGAGCAGGGTATCTCGGACTCCGTGTCACTCCAAGCTGAATTTGCCGGTAAGGGATATGCTGACCTCCGTCAACTTTCACACACCGCCGCAATTTGGTCACACATGTTGGGTGAGGAAAACAACATGCTCAACGCAGTCTCGACTCCGTTGGTCATCACCGGCATCACTGCAACCGCAGCGACCGACACCTCAACCACCGGCACCGGGCTTCCAGCTCTGACCTCAGCTCCAGTACTCGTTACGTTCTCGAGCGCCGCAGGTGAATCACAGGCCATCTCGGCTGGATCCATCGCATCAGGCGTTGCAGGAAACGGAATCAAGTTGAGCGCACTGTCAGGCGTCCCAGCCGGCACGATCGGTATCAACATCTACGTGACCGTCTCCGCAGGCGTGTTTTACAAGGGTGCAACCGTTCTCAGCAACGGCGCAAGCCCATCGGCGTTCACCCTCGTAACCGCATTGCCAAGCACCAGCGCCGACAACGGTTCCGCTAACGGCAACAACTTCGGTGGTACCACCTTGGGAACCGCAGGCTACGACGGCTTCATCTCGGAGCTCGCCAACCCTGCCTACTCAGGCTACGTACAGGCCCTCAACGGTTACCTGAACACTGCAGAGCCCGGCGCAGACTTCCAGAATGCGTTCATCTCACTGTTCAACTCCGTACAGGCAGACCCCGACTTCATCTTGACCACCGCAGCAGTACGCCGTGAGTTGGCTAAGACGATTCAGCAGCAGGGAACCCCAACCGGTTACCGTCTCACCTACGAGACCGGCTCCGACGGATTCACTGTTGGTTCAGTCGTGACTGGAATCGCCAACGAAGCCACCGGAAAAGTTGTCGATGTAATGGCTCACAGGTTTATGCCTGCTGGTGTCGCAATCGTTCACTCAACGCAGTTGCCATTCCCAGACTCGGGTGTCAGCACGACAGTCACTGCCAACAATGTTGTTGACCAGATGGTTATCGAATGGCCCCAGATTGGCATGAGCTACGATTTGAGCACTTACTCT